CCACTACGGCTTTGAATGTTAGTCGCAATGATGTCGCTGATCGAGCTATTGGCAAATGCCATAGTAATCTCCGATTAGGTTGTCAAAAGCGTTCATTTAGTCCGTCAAATGCTTCGGCTAATAATGAACGTCTGTCTTGCGCTTTGGCTGCCGTGTTCACTCCGGGTGTAGAGCTTTTTACGCTGACCGCTGCCGCCCTCGCTGCTTTCGCTGCTTTGTTAGCTGATTCTCGTTTAGCTGCTTCAGTTTGGGCTTGTGTGCTTTGCTGTAACTTGCTAGAAAGAGCTTCATCTAGGCGTAATGCTTTATTGTAAGCATCCTCCAAGTTTTGAGCCATTCCTGAGTTTAGGAGTTGGATCATTGTTGGTCTAGCTTCTTCAAAAAACTCAGCTTTTTGGGAAAAACTACTAATTTCACCCAAAAGTGCTTGGTTTTGTGCTGCTTCTTGCTGCTGTTTCCATGACATTACTTCATTACGGACGCTATAAAGCTCGTTTTGAAGCATTGACACGGTAGGATCAACAGGCTGTTGTTGCAGATTGCTGATTTCCCCTAAATTTACACCATATTGCTGCGAAAGTGTAGCAAACATATGGGCTTTTTGTTGCGGTGAACCATGACGCAACACGTTATCTGCGTCCATCAACGCTCTAATCGCTTGCGTAGGTTCAATGCCTAGCGACTTAATGTTGTTTTGGTAGGGTTCAATGGCTTGCTGAATTTGGTCTGCAAACTGTGCTTTAGTAAGTAAAGGTTCGACACCTTTCTTCATTTCTTCTTCACGTTGCCAAGCGTATTCTTTCAGCTTTGGGTCAGCGGTTTGCCATACTTCGTGATAATCCTTCTTCCACGATGCAGGTGGACGCTCCCATACAGCAGGTTCTGGTAAAGGTTCTGATTGCACAGTTTCAGCGGGTATTGCCTCGACTTGCGGTTGGGCTTCGTCAAACTGCTGTGACAGTAATTCTCGACGGTCTTGCCCAACGTTTTCAGCTTCGCTCATTTAAACTCCCTCAAGTATATTTTCTGCGTAATTGCGTCAAAATTTGTTGTGCTTCTTTGTGTGTCATGTTGCCTAACTGCTGGCGCAACACTTCCCTGCGGTTATCCTGAGAAATTGGTGCGTACTTAGTATCCATTTTCTCGTTACCAACCTCAATGCAACCGTGTGCAGATAAATGCTCACGATGTCTTGATCTGCTTGTAATCATTGAACCGTCAATCATCGACTGATAGGGTTGGATGTCTGGCATTACAAACGGGCCGTATAGCCTGTCCAAATGCTCATCCGAACCCTTTTCTACTAATTTTCCATCAACGTAAACGTAAGTCTTTCTCATAGCAGAGCTAAAACCTCCTCATCGTCCATTTCAATGTATGCGTCATATATTTGCTGAACTCTCACCAAGTCAGCCATAAGCGCATCAAAGTCAACAGTATTAATAAAATCTATTGACTTTAGATTGCTTATTGTAGCTTGCTTAATGAATGGTGCAGCAATTTCTTCTGCAACTAATGGTTTACCCTCAACAATTTGTTCAAACAGGGCAATAACTTCATCTCTGCGTTGCTTTTGCTTTTCAGCTTCTTGCTTGCGCCGTTTTGGGCCGCCATCGTGCATATCCATCACGATAATTGGCGCAACCTGCACAACACCTGTAAACGCACCAGAATCGTTTTCGTCTGTTGCGTTTAAGACACCCGTGACAACCAATGTTTGAAACGCATTAGGTTGAAACGCATTGGTTTGAAACGCTGCGGTCATTGTTAACCCCAAAGAGCAGGTATTACTGCGTTACCGCTACCCAATATATCTACGCTGTTAACCGTCTTGATGTTTGTGCCGCTTACCAATGTTGTCTGTTTATTGTTAAACGTTGTCCAATCTACGCTTGTAAGATATCCATTTACGCTAGTGGTAGCAGCAGCCATGCTTATTGCAGGAGTGTTGCCACCAGACGAAACGACAGGCGCTGTACCTGTGACGCTTGTTACCGTACCACCGCTTGAGGGGGCGGTATTGGTAATCGTAAAGTTAGGGTAAGTGCCAGTCGTAGATATACCTGTGCCAGCAGTCAATGATACCGTCTGGTCTGGTGCGGTGTTAGCAACAGTCAAAACACCAGTAGACGATGCGTTGACAGAAATCGCTGTTCCCGCTGTTAGTGCGGTATTTTTCCAATAACCGTCTAAACCGTCATAAGTAATAATTTGACCGTTTGCAGGGGTGTCAATTTGTGCATTGCTGTCAGTTCCACCAAGCGTCGAACCTGCGCTAATACGAATCAAAATTGTGCCGCCGCCAACTGAGCCACCATTGATGACAGCAGCCATTTGCGCTTTTACATTTGGTGCTACAGGTTTGGTTTTGGTTAATCCACCAGTAACTGCTGGGTTATACCAAAGAATATCGCCATCAGCGTACCCTGAAGTGTTTACATTTCGCAATGTTCCAAAGGATTGGACTAGCCCAAATCCGTTGTTAGCAATGTTTTCAGCGGCAACACCCATGATGTAATTGCCATCGGTGATGCCTGTCGCTGGTGCGCCTAGGGGTACTCCACTTGCACCGACTGCTCCCGTAAACATGACAACTTGACCTTTTGTGATAGTCGCTGTTGCTTTTGTGTAAAAGAACTGGTCTTCACCAATGTGCTGAATGACGTGACCGCCAATCATGCCTAAACCTAACGTATCGTTACCGTTCCATCCTAATTGACCGACTCCAAGCGTTGTAGCGTAAGTTGTATCAAAGTCTATGTAATCAATGTTTGTAATGGTAGTTGCGCCATCAATTGCACCTGTGTCGCTTACCGTTACAACGGAGTTTTGAATTAATTTGCCAGTAGTCGTATCAAAACGAGCAATTGCATTATCCGTAGCGGAGGCTGGCCCAACCACATCACCACCCAAAGACGGATTAGAGTTAGTAATCACTCCAGTACCGCTATCGTAGGAAATTCCCGTACCTGCGCTAACTGATGCTCTAGCTCTTGCAGTCGTGAAGTATTCGTTTGTGCCTTCAGCTACGTTTGTAGTGGTCAGCACAACCGTACCTGTCTGACCGTTGACGCTAGTGACTTGATCTGTGTTATCGACCTTTTGCCAAGCTGTACCGTTGTAGACCGCCCAATCGCCAATTAGCCAATCCGTTATGCCGTCAAGGTTTGTAGACCCTGCAACGCTGACAACGTAGTAGTACCCTTTTACTCCGACACCTGATGCAAGCGTAGGTGTGTTTGTCGATGCGTTCCAAGTGCCTTGATAGCTTAACGCCCCCAAGACAGCCGCAGGAAGCTCAGAAACAGGTACTTTTCCACCTGAATCAAGCGTTGCAACACCGTTAGCAACACCAGCGTCAAGCTCTGCTGCTGTACCTAGTCCAATAATGGTGTGGTCAGCGTTCCAATTACTAGGGCGCACTAAGCTCGTATCCGCCGAATCTGCGACAGCACTTACAAATGGATGTTTGACTGTTACGCTCATTGGTTGCCTCTAATAATCGTTCCCGCTGTGATGTCAACGCTTTGACCAGCAGCAATATCTACAGTATTTAGTATTAAATCTGCGCTTACTAAACCAACAGAACCGTCCATAATGACGGAGTTATCCGCCTTAAAGATACGGAAAAAACTAGCTGTACCTGACGCAACGGCATTTGTCTGCGTAACCGCACCCAGAGTTAGAGTACCGTTTACATCAGTTCCAAACGCCCCTGCTATCGGCATACTGACTAGAAGTACTTGCGAAGTAATTGCAGTATTAGCATTCGCAGGTTGAACACCGCTGTAGAGATTAAATTGCGAATTTGATCCAGCATAGGTGATTAACCCCTCGTTTTGAGCGTGTCTTGTTGCATTTGAGTATTCGAGTGTCATTGGACAACCTCAACTCCTGCTGCCTTACCGTCTGCTCCCCTAATAATCCTCTTGGGTGCAGCAAGCATTTGCATCACGCCATTTAGACGGTTGGATGTTTCGCCTTGCATATTAGCCATTTGGTTTTGCATTTCAGCCATACGGTTAATAGCTTGCGCTACGTTATCGCCTAATTCAGCAACAATGTGTCTGCTTGCAGCTTCTTGGGCCTCTAGCAATGGCAAATCAAGCCCAGGGTTTGCACCAATCCGAGCAACCATGATCTTGGTAGACGCTTCAAGCTCAGACTTCCAACGCTCGTAACGCTCTTTCATTTCAAGTTCTTGCTGCTTCATTGCCATTTCGTACTGTTGCTTCTGCTGTTCAAGTTGGGCGGCATTTTGCTGCTTTTGCTGCTCAAGTTGTGCAGTATTTTGAGCTTTAAATTGCTCAATCTGCATATCAGTCTGCGCTCTCATCTGATCTGCTTGCTGCTGCATCTGCAACTTCATCGCTTCTGGATCAGGTTGCGGAGGCTGTTGCGAGGCTTGCATCTGCTTTTGTTTCATTTGCTCTAACGCTTGGTCAATTGTGCCTTCAATCGGTGCAGCTTGCTTGTATGCAGAAATGCCAAACTTGACCATATCTACGAGCATTGGCACTAATTCTGGTGCTTGCTGACCCATTGGGAGAGCTTGCGACAAGAATCCACCCATAGCTTGCAAGAACTCAACACGGTCACGCTTGTGCTGATTCTCGTCAATCTGCACCAAGCTGTCTGATGCGACCTCAATGCGGAATGTGCGTAAAACCTTGTCTTTAATCAGCATTAACGCTTCTGGCACAAGCTGCTTGTCAGCATCGCTCATCTGTTCAGCAGCCGCATACTGAATAATTGTCTGTGGCTGGAACTTAGAGCAAATGATCTGTGCTTTGAGCTGAATTAACGCTGTGGCGAAAAGTGCAACGTCCTCTTGCATGGAGCGAAGTCTAAGACCTGCGTACTGTCCCTTAATTTGTTGGGCTGTCGCTGTTTCGCTTGCCGCTGTTTGACCACGAACAATATCCGAAATGCCTGTGATTTCATAGATTTGCCCCTTAATCTCGTCCCTTGCTCTATAGCATTGAATCAATGCGTTAGCAATTTGGTCAATAGGAAGAATATCAATAGAACCCTTTAAGCCACCCTTTTCAGAGAAGCCCATCCACTTATCCACAGGTATCAACGTGTTGTTGTCACCCTCAGTCAGTAGACGTTGTAGCGCAGGTTGTGACGCATCGTATACGCCACGAATACGCAAAGCCTTAACCAAACCATCAATGCGGTCTGTCAGAATGTCTAGCTCTTGCGCCTGGTCTTGATACAGCACGAAGTCAGCAACAGGCACTAACGTGTCGCTAGTCATTGTTGCATACAACGGTTTAGCACATGGAAAGAAGTTTTCTAGCCCTAGCGGGTCATCACGCTCGTCAATAATGCGTCCTGATGTCTTGCTAAACCAATAGACTTTCTGTGTTTCCATGTCCCAAAGCTCACAAATCTTAGCTCTGGTGAAATCACGATTGTTTGCGCCGTATTGCTTGTTGGACTCAGGGCCTGCATCCAAAGGTATCTTGCTACCGACTTCTTCACCAAATCGCTCAATCAACGCTTCACGGGTCATGTACACCCAACGCCATACCTGAGTGACTTCTTCCCATGTACGGGCAACAGAGTGTCCAAAGTCTTTCCAATGAACGTAATCTGTGGGGGCGCACTCGTACTCAATTTCTTCTTGAGGTTCTGCATCCATACCCGCAGAACCGTCAAGCGTTGCACCCTCGTTGCCTGCGCCTGTGCCAGTTTCTTTGTCAACATCCTCAGTTACCTGATAGCCGTCTTCTGGCATATCCTGCGCCATAAGGTGCGGTTCGTACCGTACCCATGCGACACCACGCCCACCAAGGAATCTATCCTCGACTGCGTTACGCATTGCGCTACGGAAGTCTGAGTAATGCTCAATCTCAAAGTCTAGCGCACGTTCAATAAGCTGTGACGCAACACGCCCAACAGGATCATTGTCACCGTATCTACGACTAACCGATGCTTTAGGCAACCGAGCGTAGACAGCAGGAATAAGTGTCTGCACGTTTGACCACAAAATATTAAACTTTGCGGTTTCGTTTGTGTTTTGACTGCGGTTATCGTCACGGTAACGCTTAACAATCTTTTGTGTGCGACCTTCCCACTTTTTGAACTCATTGTCGTACTGACCAATGATATTCAGATACTTCTGAATACCCGTTAGAGTTTCCATTTAGAACCTCTTAGCTAAAAATCCCGACTGCGATAACTGAAACGCCTGCGCCTGTGGTGACTTTCCAGCCAGAGGTCAATGATGCCATGTTTAGCTCTAGATCAATCACGCCCGTAGTTGCAACTGGTGCAGGAACGACAGCAATAGCTGTCACACCGTCAGTCAGCGTAACTGTCGCTGTCGCTGCTGAAGTAACTGTGCAAATCAAACGATGCAGGTAATCACCTGCTGCGCCAGAACCACCCAGCATTTGGGTTGTTTGACTTGCTGCGACCGTTTCGTATTGATAGCCATAATCACGTTGTACGCCACTCATAATCGACTGCTCCGGTTAGTTTTGTGGGTTGCCCACATATCGTTTAATGTAACTGTGTTTTCTGAGCCAACCATCAGCGGTTTTACAACGTCAGGAGCTTTAACTTTAGGTTCTAACCTCCAAGCTACAGCCATCATTCGGAAAGCATCAGAGGGGTGTGATGTCCAATCATGTCTTGGACTACTCCTAAACGCTTTCTTATCCTCATCGTACTCACGCTGATATTGCCTCAAAGCCTCAAGTCCATCCGAGCATTTAGTTTTGTCGAACCAACACATAGGAAGGCATTGCCGTACTGCTTGTATTCCGTCCTGCACACCAATATCAGGAACAATCGTCATGTTGTTGATGCCAAGGTACTCAGCTAATTGCTCAATCACAGATTTACCCTGCGCTGCTAGAGTTTTAGCTCTCGCATCATGCGGAAGATTGTGTTTTCCGTATTTATAGGGCTTTTCTTTGATTATTTTAGCAATTTCTCCAATATTAGCACCAGATATTGCATAAAAGTCGATTAAATGTATCTCGTTACGCACGACTTGATACCACCAAATAGCGGTGTCATCCCGATAGCCTAAGTCCCAAGCTGTATGTACTGGCAAGTGAGGGTCATAGCCAACGTTAGTAATGCGTCCCTCATCCTCTGCAAGTCTAAGGTCTACACCGTAGTAAGCACCAAGTATCGACGCTTCAAATGAGCATTCATACTCTTGCAAGTATTGATCTTCAGAGATTTGTGCTTTTGCAGCATTTAGCTCAGTTTGTGGCAACAACCCTGATTCTGACGCTGTTAGCTTTAGGCAGAACCATTCCCCATCGCTACGATTAGCAAGGTCATATATCTGCCAAAACTGGTTCTTTCCCTTTGGTGTGCCAGCAAACACAGCCCAACCCTGTTTGTCTGATAGCGTAGGTCTGATAACGTTACCCCATACGCTAGGCCTGAAGTCACCGTATTCGTCCATAAAGACACCTGAGAAACCTAATCCTCGCATAGCGTCTGCGTTATCAGCACCGAATAAACGTATCTTTGCACCTGTTACTAGCTCAACGGTCAATTCCGCTTCATTTGAGCTTTTAAGAACGGGTTTAGCAAAGTGCTTTAGGTAATCCCAAGCAACAGACTTAGCCTGACTACGGTATGGGGCTATATACGCATAGAGGGGATACTCGTCCTTACTCATTAGCGCACATCGCACAATGTCATTAATCGCTGCTACGGTCTTTCCTGCTCGTCTGTGAGCAACAAGACACGCCCAGCGTTCTGTTCTATTGTGAAATGGGCTAAAGGCTTTGCGAGGGGTGTACGGAAGCGTTACTTCTCGTCTTGCCACTTGACCACCAGTTCGATTGGCCCGTTATCCGCACCAACGTGTTCTTGTCTTGCCAAGTCAGGCACAATCTTTTTGAGCAAAATGTCTGCCGCTTTAATCTGGGTAGGACTAAGCTCTAAATCACCATCAACGTGCGACATTA